GGAAGGAAGAGCCCGCGCGCCGGTTCGGGGCCGGTCGCATTTGTTTTGACCCCTCCCCCCCTCATTCGTTGCGCAGCAGGAGGATGTCCATCTGCACCATGACAGCGGCTGTGCCGTTGCTGACTTTGCCGAGCATCCCGACATCTGTCAGCTCGGGGAAGAGCAGTGGCATGGTGAAGGTGTCCACATATGTGTTGGCGATGCCAATCCACTCCTGCACGCGCTGCACTGGCTGGTAGGGTGCCTCAGTGTCCAGCACTCCGCCGCGTGATAGCATCAGGATGTCCACCAGCTTTGCGCCTTCGACCGCGATGCTGATGCCCTCGATAAACCCAGTGTAGCCGCGCGGGATGGTGTAGCTAACATTGCTGGTGTTGGCTGTGGGAAAGCCGTTGATCGGTATCTTCGCCCAATCTGTTCCGCCCGTTGCGTTCTCAATCACGATGTCGCCAGCGTGTGAGCCTGCCGCTTGGGTGCCGTATGTTCCGCTATCCACCACCTCGGCATCGAACAGCCTGATGAACTGTGCGGATGTTGCGGCTGATGCGGACGCGCCTGCGGTGGCGATGGTCTCGCTCACCACGTCGCCGGTGGCGTTTAAGCCAGTGAGGCGCACAGAGCGCGCGCCAGAGCCATCAGCCGTGTCGTTGGCATTGCCATCTGCCTTGATGCGCAGCGCGGTCGCTCCTGCCACCTGTGGCGTCCTGTAGACCAACAGATCAGATACCGGGACAAGATCAGTGCCGACCGTGGCCATGCCGAAGCGGTGTATCACCTCTGCGTTCAGGATGTTTCCGCGCGCGACCTGGATTCCCCAGTCGAGCTTATTCTTGAACATCTGGTCCATCATCCGACTCCTGGGTGGTTGGCATCGACGGGCCATCCGTCCTGCCCGATCTCGGTGCTATAGCCTCGGGCTTCTTCGGATTGGATCGCGCCCGAGTGGCAGGTCCAACAGACGGACTGGAGGTTGCCGCTGTCGTAGAACAGTTCCAGGTCGCCCTTGTGGGCTTTGATGTGGTGGACGACGGCGGACTGCGGGTGGGTGCGTCCTCGCTTGAGGTGGCATCCGCATCGCTGGCAGGTGAACAGATCGCGCAGCAGGGTGACCTCGCGCAGGTGCTTCCAGCGCTTGGTCTGGTAGAGCCTGCGATAGGCTTCGGCCTCTGGGGTGCGCCACTTGTCCATCCATCAAATGGTATGCGCTTCACGCAAAAAAGGCAATGGAATCGCGGCGTTCTTGCCATGCGGTGGTCATCTCGGCCAATCCTCCGGTCTGTAGCCATCAAGATACGCCCGCATCAGCCTGATTTGTGGGGGACGGATTGACTTGTCTCCGCTTTCCATCTGGCGAATTTGCTGCATGGCGTGTTTACCCCTATAGCCTAGCAGGCGCGCAGCTTGTGAGAGGGTGAGGCCCAGCGTGTGCCGGGCCTCTTTGAATGCTGCGGGGGTCATGCGTCAGAACTCGGTCACGATTTCCGCAAGCGTGCGATCACCCCAGTAAAGGTCGGCATCATCCAGTCGGCCATTGCCGGTGGCGTGTTCCCAAATGTCCGAGATGTGGGCGATTTCGCCAATCCCATCGCCATTCCACAGGCTCTCGGCCTCTTGGGCGTCGCGGGCAAAGAAGGCGATTGCCTCCATCACTTGAAGGCTGGTGCAGCGGCTGTCGGCGCTGGCGATGAACTCGGCGGCGGCTTCGGTTTCGCTGAAGTGAGTCATTTGTCTATCTCCTGTGTGGCGGGCCTCCGTGGCCCATGACTTATTTATAGGGCAAGCGGCCTACCGTTGCAAGCGGTTTGTGCGCGATCACCGATGGGCTATCTCACCCGCCAGCGCGGAATAAGCCGCATCGTCCACAAAATTGTCTAGGTGTCCCTTGTTCGCCTTCGCACGGGCCTTTTTGAACAGGCTCATCATCTGCGCCACGTCGTATGCGGTCACAGGGGCGCTGAGGCGCTCGCTGAGCCACCATGTCCACACTTCGGCTATCTGGGTGAAGTTGTCCTCGGCATCGCCGTGTGTGGCCGCCCTATCGCGTGTGACGTATTCCTTCGCGGTGTCGAGGATGTCGGAGCGGTTCATCTGGCCTCCACGGGGCGATCTGGCTGGTCCTGATAGCGCCCAACATAGCGCGCTGGGGATGCAAGCTGGTGAAAGATCGCCTGCGCTATGCCGGTCCCCGCCTTGATGTGCAGCGGCTTCCAGCCGAAGTAGAACAGCTCAAGCGTCAACCAGCCCTGCCATCCAGGCTCAGCCACAGAGTTGCCGACCATCAGTCCGCGCCGGATATTCGTGCTCTTGTCATGGATGACCGCCACCATGTTCTCGGGGATTGTGAACCGCTCGATGGTGCTGGCTAGGGCAAAGCGCCGGAATGGGTGGAGCGTGATCGACTGCTTGATCCTGACATCATAACCCACTTCTGCCAGCCCATAGCTCACCCCATGCTCGCGGAGCTTCATGCCTGACATCGGGGAGAGCGGGCGGGCGTCGTAGAGTTGGCGTCCGTTGAGGATCATTTCTGTTCCTTCAGTTCTGCGAGGGTGGTGCGGGCTTTGTCACCGTAATCAAGGTGCGTCTTAAACTCAGGGGTATCATCACCCGCAGCATACAAGACGCCGCCGGGATAATCTTCCGGCCACTCACCCTCGGCATAGAACCGCAAAGCCTCCACCGCCTTCTCCAAGAGAGCTTCGCTCTCTGATAGCTTGGCTTCTGCATCTATCCGAGCCTCATTGGCGTCCACATACATCTGGAAAGTTTTTTGTTGCTTGGCCTCCAGTTCATCGATGCGGTCCATCATCTCGGCTGCCGTGCCGTAGTAGACGCTGCCGCGCATATACATCTTGGTCATTGGTCCTCCTTCAGTTCTGCAATGGTGGATTTTATGCGCCGCAGACCCGGCTCTTCCGGCTTAGGCTCGTAGTTGAGTAGCGGCACAGTCAAAAGGAACCAATCCTCCTCCAACGCCTCCACCGCCTTCGCCAGCTTGGCATCCACTTCCTCGATGCGGCGGGTCATTGGTTCTTTTTCCTTAACTCTTTTCCCGCGCGGTCTTTGTCGCGTTGCGCGGACCATCCGCAGTGACCGCAAGCGGGAAGCCCGTTGCTGTCTTTGTGCATCCACCTCTCGTAAAGGCACCACGGACATACCGTGCCCCCTGCGCAGGCTGGGCATTTTCCGTTTGAAATCCTTGCTGGTCGGTGATTTGGCCCATCAAATGACATAGCAACGGGCGTTTGGCCTGATCCGCAACAAGTCATGCAGACCATAAAATCAGTCTTCATTGCGCGGCCTCCAATCTGGGTTTACCGCATAAATAGCGGCTAGTCTTTGATCGATAGCCCGAAGCGCTGCGGCGTGCGCGTGTTCGCATCCGAACCTTTCATCAAGCGCTGAACGGGCAATCTGAAATGCCAGCATATACCACGCTCTTTCGGCGTTAATCGCGCTTGATAAGCAATCAACTTCGCTCATTTTGTATGCCATCCTCTCCTATCAGTTACCCCCAGCGACGGGGTCCGACGCCGCCAGGGGACGGGCCATCATTGGCCTCGTTCTCTGTTCCTGTGCCGCCACAGTTCAGAGACCCGCGCCTTGAGCGCCTCGCTGTGCCGGTGCCGCTTAATGTATTCCCTGCGAGCCTCGATGCTCGGAAGGCTGATGACGTGCCGTGCCGCGCTGTCGATCAGCGCCTCGTTGACGGCTCGCCAATAGGCGTCCCGCGTCTTTTGATCGGGGAGGTAGACGACACCTCGTCCGACAGGATCACCGGGACGCCACGGGGTCACTTGCTGGCCCTCGCCGCGTTCGGCTTGCGGGCGATGTAGGCGAACACGCCCACGTCCAGCCTGCGCTGATAGAGCAGGCAGTGGCCAAGCTCATGAGCGGTCAGGGCGTCCTTCTTGTGCGGGCCTGCCGCGTATTTGCCGACGTGGTAGACCACCTCAGACCCCGGCTCGATCTTGTCGAGCGTGGTCAGGAACATGCCGCTGCTCAGCTTGCTGATGTCGATGCGTGCCATGTGCGACCCTCAGAAGGGTATTCCGTCGTCGAGATCATCACGCGGCGGCGGATCATCATATCCTCCACGGTCCTCGTCGCTCCGCCGCGATCCGCCCATGAAGGTGAGATCGTTCACCGACAGCGTCAGCGAGCCTTTGCCCTCGTAGACGTTCACGCCGGGACGGCCAGTCAAAACCAACTTCGTGCCCTTGGTGATGTAGGTCTGAAGGCTCTCAGCCCGCTTGCCCCAGATTGAGCAGTTTACCCAGACGGCATCTCGCTTGCTGCCGTTCTTGTCCTTGCCCATATCCACTGCGACCGAGAACCCGAGCACCGGATCGCCTTCCTGCGTGCTGCGAAGCTGAGCATCTCGGCCCACGTTCCCCGCGATTGTCATGCTGATCATTGCATCCTCCTTCTGGTCCGTTGACCCTATCTCACCGACATCTGCCGGTCCAACTATATTGCGCCTGCCGCAATTCGCCTGTGAAGCTCAATCCCAGTCGTAGGCCGCGATCTGCTGCGGAAGCGGCATCGCTTGCCGACCAAGTTTGACCCGACCCGCCTGCTCGTCACGGAGCGCGTCGAGGTCCTCCCGATGCCGCGCCTTCACGTCCTCGGCCCACTTCATGGCCCCGTCCTCGCCCATGCTCTGGAAGACGGCGGCGTGCAGCGCCTTGCGGTATTCGTCGAGCGTCCGCTTCTGAACACCGGCTTCCATCATCCGCTGCGCCCAGCGCCCCCACAGGAACCGCTCAGGGACTGGCTCGCCGCGTGACATTCTGTTCGCGTTGATTGCCACCGGGTCGAAGGTCGCCGACGCTGCAAGGCCCTCGGGGACGTAGCGCACCCCCTTCATGGCCTTCCTGACATCGGCCACGGTCGGCCACGCTCTGGTCTGGCAAGCCTCCGAAAGGGCATCCAGAGCAAGGCCCGTCCATTCCTGGAACCCCCGCTGCGGCGCGAAGCTCAGAACCGCCCTCATCAGCGCGTCGGCCTCATCCTGCTGCGCCCGCTCGTTCTCAGCCATCGCACGGGGCGGGCTATATCGCTCGAGCCAGCGGTTGAACGCTTGCGAAACGTATCTGCTGCGGTCGTCGGTCACTGGTATTCCTCCGGCAGGCGGGCGCGGATGCGGGGACGAGGCGGGGAGTTATATCCTCGCCGATCCCGCTCATCGATCCACTTGCGAACCCAGTTCCGCCAGACGGCCTGCCAGTCCAGCTTTACGCCGCGCTGGCCGGGAGCGCTCACCCAGTAGTCCCGGAACCGATCCGCTTCCCTGCGAGATGAAAGTTCGTCCATTCCCTGCGCCAGCGCCCAGTCTGACCACTCCTGCGGAAGGGACCAGTCACGCGGAAGCCGCGAACCTTTTTTGGAAGAACCTTTAGGTTCTTCTTTTTTATATGGTTCTGGTTCTGGTTCTGGTTGGCATTGCGTTCGCAATGCGGTCGCATCGTCCTGCCTTTGATTTTGTTTGGTTTTTTGCCACCTGCTTTCGGCAGCGGCCTTCGCGCTACTCTGCCGCTCGCGACGAAGCGTGAGGTGTTTCTCGCACTTCGGAGACCAGATTCCAGCATCCGTGACCTCGATCTTGCCGTCGCGCTGAAGCTCCTGAATGGCCTTCTTGAACGCCGGGAGAGTGCATCCGCATTGCCTCGCAAGGCTGTCCCAAGACTGCGGCAGCGGAGCCTCAGCCTCGTAGATCATGCAGATAATTGTGATGTAGACGCCCTTGGTCGAGGCGGTCATGCCGCCGGTGCCAGCCAGGAAGTCAGATGTGTAGAATTGAACGTAGGGACCGTGGCCCATTTCTTGCCCTCAGGTTAGGGCAGGGATTGTGCAGCACGCCCCCACGTGCTACGTCTTTCCCTGCGGTTTGAACACTCGCACCTTGCCATGACCGGCATCCTGCTTCAACCCTCCGGCGTCCCCCCATCCTGCGCCGGAGGGTTTTTTCTTGCCCAGACAAGCTGTCGAGGATACGGTCGAGGCGTTCATGCCTCTGTGAACGTCAAGCGGCATCTTCCTCCCTCGCTTGACCTACTGGGCGGGTTGAGCGCGACACACGCTCCCCGCCCGTTTTTTAACGGGAAATCTCTCCGAGCCGCTGTTTTGCAGCCGCGCTAAGGCGATACCAGCCATTCCGGAGGATCACGTCCCCGGCGTCGTCCATCTCGTGCAGCGCGTCCTGCACATCTCGGTGAGACAGCCCGAGATCGTCTGCCATCATCTCAGCACTGGCAGCAGGGATGATCCGCAGATAGGCCAGTAGCGTGTCCCTCATGTCTCTCTGATCTCCAGTCCCATCGCCCGAGCCACAGCCACCCTGACCTCGTAGTCTCGGGTCCTGAATCCTTTGGTCTCTTCTAGCACTCGGACGCCGTCCTCGACATACGAAAAGTCCGCCGTCAATCTCATCTTCCGCCCCGTCCGCGTGTAAATCGGAGCATACTGGCCAATGAGTTCAACCTTGACTTGTCGCTGTAGGTCGCTGATCTCGCCAGCCTTTTCCAGCATCTGAAGCTCCATCCATCGCAGTGCTTCCTTGCGACTATCAAAGGTAATCTCGCCGACCTGGGTCTTCTTCGCGCCGTATTTGTTCCGGGATGCGCGACGAGCGAAGCGTGGCGGAACCTTCATCCCCATTGCGCCGCCATCGCGTCAGCGATGCCCTGATATGTGCGAGAACGTTCCTTCCATCTGTCAGGGCCTGGGCTGGCGAGGTGGCAGTCAGCCCGCGCATCCGCAGCCATCATGTCAGACGTTGGCAGCAGAGGCTGCAAGCCACGCGTCCAAAAGCATGTCCGCTTTTTCGCCGGGTCTCCGAACTGCCACGGCTGAACTGTAAAGTCCGGGCCGCGACCGACGATCTCGCGCGCATATTTGTGCATGACTGGATTTTCGACCGCCACGCGGGGAGCGTTGGCGTTGAGGCAGGCGAGGAAGAACGCAGCGCCATCGCGCATGTCATCCCACAGGTCGCGCTCTGCCAGCCACCGGACGCCGCTGTTGCAGAGCCTAGTGCAAGGGGGGTGCGCGATGACCAAATCCCACGGCTCCAAGAGAAGCGGCATCACGTCGCCTTGGAAGTGCGGTCCTGGTGCCTCGCTGGGAAAAAGGTCGCACGACACCGCGTCGTGTCCGCACCGGATGAAGGCATCTCGAACGCGACCGGAGTATTCGCAGGCGACAAGTATCTTCACCGCATCGCCTCCACAAAGCGCCGCCGGACCAGATCGGGACTGTTCCGCACCGTCGGCATGTGAATGTCCGGCTTCCGAGTCACGTCAGATGCGGCGATCCACCAGCGGACGGTATTCTCTGGGCAGTCCAGCATGATCGAGATCGGGCGAGCAGCGAACCCGGCGCGCGCCAGCCTCAGAGCTTGTTCACGCTTCGGGTTGCGCTGGTATCCGGGCTGGTCTTGAGGCCGCAGCCCATAGTGCCGCAGCGCGTCGTATATCATTTTCCTCGACACCCCGTAGTGGTGGGCGATGTCAGCGACGGTCTTTCCGTCCGCCAGCATCTGCCGGATCAGGTCGGGGTCATATCTGCGAGAAATCGGCATCACCAGTCCTCCGGTTTTACTGCGCCGTCAGTGACGATTGAGATGAGAATCCGTGCGGATCGCTCCGGCTTCACATTGCCTGCAAGCCACCGGCTCAGTTGCTCGCTGCGGACCCCGACCAGCTTGGCAAAGTCCTGTTTCTTGATGCGCCTGGCGCGGATGTGATCCGCCAGCGCGATGTGTGCTTCATGGTCCATGCCCGCACCTTAGCGCGGTCGGAATCTTGGCTCAAGCGCAAGTTTTTTTGTTGCAAGGGTTGCGGTGGGTTGATACAAGGGTTTCAGAAGAAACGGGCAGCAGCCCACACCGGAGGAAACCATGACTCACGAAGAGCAGATGCGCGTCTGCCCCGAATGCGGAGGTGTCGGGCGCTGCGACTACGACGTGCCGGTGGTCGATTACATCAACGGCGGCTTCATCGACACCGTGAACGACACCTGCGAGCTGTGCGACGGAACAGGCGAGGTTGAGTTTGACGAGGAAGAAGAATGAGCAAAGCAATCCTCGCTCGCATCTATGCCGAAGAAATCGCTAAAAACATGCTGCTGGTCTACTGGACCGAAGAAGGCAGTCGCCGCGATTTCCATCTTCAGAATGCGCACGAAGCCATGAACGACCTCGCCGATGCGCTCGGATACGAGATTAAGAAAAGGGAAGAACCATGAACATCAAAGACATCATCTGCGATTTCCTCGGGGTCGTGTGCATCTTCGGGACCGGCTACGCGATGCTGGTGCTCGGCCACGGGGTGGGCTTCTGATGACCACCTACACCACGACACTTGCCCGCATCCGCAGGGCGTCCCCTTGCAAGGATGGCTGGGAAAAACTGCTAGCACACCTTGGCAAGACCAAGGCCGACGACGAGCCTCTTCCGCTCATGGCCATCCTCAACAGCAACGGGCTGGACGACGCCCTGTGGGTGCTGTCCCACGCAATGCAACCCGATCACGACCGCCTGTCCCGCCATTTTCAGGCGTGGTGCGCAGAACAAGTGATGCACCTCTACGAGGCACAATACCCCAACGACAAACGCATCCGCGATCAGATCGCCATGCTGCGGAACGACGCCGCAACGCCTGACGAGCGGGCCGCCGCACGGGCCGCCGCAGAGGCCGCCGCAGAAGCCGCAGAAGCCGCAGAGGCCGCATGGGACGCCGCAGAGGCCGCACGGGACGCCGCAGAGGCCGCCGCAGAGGCCGCCGCATGGGCCGCCACACGGGCCGCCACACGGGCCGCCACACGGGCCGCCGCATGGGCCGCCGCATGGGCCTCCGCATGGACCGCCACACGGGCCGCCGCATGGGCCGCCGCATGGGCCTCCGCATGGACCGCCACACGGGCCGCCACACGGGCCGCCGCAGGGGAAGCGCAGGAGCAGCAGCTCCGCAAGATGCTGAAGGAGGGGTTTTGAGATGAAGGGTATCGCAACAGCATTGGCAAAAGCGCAGGCCAACATGGGCAAGGCGCTCAAGCAGGCCAGCAACCCTCACTTCCGCAGCAAGTATGCCGATCTGGGGAACGTCATGGACGCCTGCCTTCCTGCGCTCAATGAAGCTGGCATCGCATTGATTCAGCCTACCGGAGAGGACGAGCACGGGCGTTATGTCGAGACGATACTGATCCACGGTGAGAGCGGCGAAAGCCTCACCTGCCGGGTTCCGCTGATCGTCTCGAAGAACGACATGCAGGGCTATGGGTCAGCAGTGACCTATGCTCGGAGATACGGGCTAATGGCGATGGCTGGCATCGCTCCTGAAGACGATGACGGGAACGCGGCGGCAAAGGCACCTCCGAATCAGGAACAGCGCCAGCAGAAGCCGCAGGAAACCGACGCAGAGGCGATTGAGCGGGCCAAGAAATATCTCTCAGAAGCCGACAGCTTGGACGACCTGAAAGAGCGCTGGGGGCGAATTCCAAAGCCGGTGCAGGCCAGCGCAGACGTGATCTCCGCCAAGGACGCAGCCAAAGAGCGCATGAGCAAGCCAGCGAACAACGATCTCGATGGAGACCAAATACCATACTAGGGGCTTCGGCCCAACCATCTTCACATCAAACGGAGGAACCAATGTTCATTTCAGTGAAATTCAACTCAGCAGACTATCGGGCATACACCTACACCTATGACGGGGAGGAACAGCTTTCCCCCGGCGATTTTGTCGTGGTCGAAACCAAGGACGGACGCAAGCCAGTGACTGTTCACGAGGTCGATGTTCCAGAACCAGCATTTCGCTGTAAGCCGATCAACGCGATTCTGATCGAAAAGGAGGTGTGATCATGAATGACACCCTACCGCCCCGCAATCACAACAACCCGCCAGACCCGATTGACGAAGCCCTCGCGCCTTATGGCGATGCCATCGATGAGGCGCAGAACTGGCTCGACGGAGAGCCGATCCAGAACGAGGGCCAATTGAAGGCAACCGACGCCCTGCTCAAGACGATCAAGGGCGCGCTGAAAGACCTGAACGCCGCGCGCGACGAAGCCACCAAGCCGCTGCACGAGGCTTGGAAGGCAGAAGTGGCGCGCTGGAAGCCTACGCAGGACGACCTCGACCGGATCATCAAAGGCTTGGTCGCATGTCAAGACCCGTTCAAGCGCGCCCTGGCTGCCCAGAAGGAGGCAGAGAAGCGCGCAGCATGGGAAGCGGCAGAGAAGGCCAAGCGCGAGGGGCAGGAGGCCGCACGGGCCGCACATGCCTCGGACATAGCCGCCCAGCGCGAAGCCGCCGAGAAGGCCGCCCAAGCGCAGCGCGCGCTCGAAGAAGCAAGCGTCAAGCAGAAGGACAAGGTCAAAGGGATGCGGACGGTCCACCGCTACGAGATCGCGGACCACCGCGCCGCGCTGCACTGGATCGCCCAGAATGATCGGGATGCGGTGACAGCCTTCATCGAGGCCTACGTCGCCAAGAACCATAAGGACACCGAGATATCCGGCGTGCGCCGCTGGACCGAAAAGGAAGCTTACTGATGACCGATGCAGACATCGTCAAAGCCTATGACCGCATCGAAGAACAGTGCGGCGGGATCGCCAATATCAGTCCAATATACGTTGTCGATCGAACCGCCCAAGAGCTGGGCGTGAGCGTCGAGCGCGTGCGGCGCGTGATGATCGATCACTGGACGATGCGGGGCGGCGGCTGATGCCATACAAGGTCCGCCTCACTGGCCCACGACAGCGTCTCTATGCCCACCAGCTCATCGACGCAGCGCCGGAATACTCCACCCTGACCATCTCAGGAGGCGACCGAACGCTCGATCAGAATGCCAAGATGTGGGCAATGCTGACCGATGTCGCGTTTGCTCAACCAGAGGGCAGGAAGTGGACGCCGGAGACATGGAAATGCGCATTTCTGCACGCTCTCGGACACCAGGTTCAGTTCGCCGATGGCCTGGACGGCACCGGACCTTTCCCGCTTGGCTTCAGGTCATCGAAGATGACGAAGCCGCAGATGAGCGCACTGATTGAATCCATCTACGAATATGGCTCCCGACATGGTGTCGAGTGGAGCGAGAAGGAGGAAGCATGAAACCGAAACTGACACTCACACGATGGCGAGCGCTCAAGAAGCTGGAAGGCGTCGGGGATACGCCGTTCCTGTCCGCGAATTTCGACCTCAAGGGGCCGACGATGATCAGCCTGGAGAAGTGCGGATGGATCGAGCGCGTTGAAGACCCAGAGACCGAGACGCCATTCGTCATCCAAACGAACGGCATCCACTGGCGACTGACCGCCGCCGGACGCGCCGCCATCGCGGCACTTCCTGAAACCGCACCACCGAGGAACTGACATGGAAAACATCGACACCACCGCAGCGGATCAGCTTCGCCAGATCGTGGAGCGCATCGAATCCCAGAATGAGCGGATCGCCGACGAGACCGAGGCGCGGAAAGAAATCTATGCCGAAGCCAAGGCGCTCGGATACTGCCCGAAGACGATCAGCAAGATTGTGGCCCTTCGCAAGAAGCGGGCGGAAGACATCGCCGAGGAAGAGGCCATCGAAGCCGTATACCGGGAGGCCCTCGGGCTATGAGGTGGCTGCTCAAGCCCATCATGCGGCCAATCGCAAAGAGGCGGCTGACGAAGTTGTATGCGGAGCGCAACCGAATCGAGGCTGCGATCATCCGAGCGCGGAAGTCGAAGGGGCGGGTTCAGGACCTCTACGACATGTCGATCGCCGTCACGGTCGAATGCCACGAGTGGGAAAGATGGCTGGACTGACGAGGAAGACACCCCTGCGCAAGGTCTCGGCCAAGCGCAGGGCCTACAGGTCCAGTGAGGACGGCCAAGAGGCGCTTGAACACATGAGGCGGGTCAAGGGCCTGCCGTGCGTCATCTGCGGCTCTGCGCCGCCCTCAGAGGCTCACCACGTCATCTGCGACAGATACGGGGCGAGGAAGACCAGCGACTTCGACACGATCCCTCTTTGCGCCAGACATCACCGAGAGGGACCGGACGCGATCCACAATGGCAAAGCGTCATGGGTCGAAAAGTATGGGCCAGATCACGGATACCTTGAGACAATCAGGAGGATTCTTGGCAAAAAGTAACTGGATGCCAGTGCGGATCGGAGGCAAAATCTACCCGTCGCACGGACACGCGGCTGAAGCGCTCGGGATCAGCAATACAGCCATAAGCCAACGGCTGCGGCGTCGAGGTCATGCGGAAACGATCCCGGAAGGCGGGGTGCCGGGGAACACGAATGCCGCAAGATCGACGACCATATACGGCACCACATTCCCGTCGCGGAAGGCGGCTGCTGATGCGCTTGGCATCACGCGAAGCCAATTGACGAAGTGGCTGTCTGACAAGGCGTCACCGGCCCAGCGCCAGATGATGCTATCGGCCATGATGCGCTATCGGATCAAGTCCGATCGCTGAAAAGCAAATGCCCCGGCAGGCATCCGGGGCATCACTCACGCGGCGGGGAATGGATGCACCGCGCTAAGGTGACCACCCACACAGCTCTGCGCCGGTCAGGTTATGCGCGAGAAGCTGGTCGATGGTCCCGTTCGTTAATCTGTCGTTAATCGAAGGCCGAAGGGGTGACGCCGCCTGACAGAACTGCGCATCAGTCGCGCATCCAGCGAGCGAGAGCGTCATCCCGATCAGAGCGAGACATGCCGCGAACTTCCTCATCTGCCTTTCTCCTTGCCTCAGCCGCCCGCAGCGCGTCTTGGAGGCGTGCCACAGCGGCAAGTCGCTTCGCCCGGTTGTCGAGATACAGCACCGCCACGAAGACCATCACAGCGCCGATTCCGACGAGCAGAGCATACCGCCCGAGGCGCGATCCCATGAGCCAGATCACAAGCGGCCACCGCCCCAGATTGCCTCCACGACGATGAGCGCGGCACCGACGGCCAAGGCAAGCACAACGCCCGCAAGCACGCCGCCGAGAAACGCCCAGATCATCTTCCCTTGTCCCCGGCTTTCAGATCGTCCCAGCGAGCATAGAGCATCAGCCCAACACCCGCCAGCGTCAGAGCCACGCCGACCCAGCGCAGCACCGGAAGAGCATCAGCCATCGCGCTGACATCATGGGCAGCAGAGAGCGCCTGATCGGCCACATCAGCGATGCTGGCAATCCCGGTGCCGACGACCGCGACAGCGCCGCCCTTGCCCGTCCTCGTCTCGCTCAGAGCCTTGCGCGGGCCACGCAGCCAGCGCTTCACATGGAAGCCGGGACACGCCTTGGCTGCGACCTCGTTATGGCCCCGCACGAGAGCGTCAGGGTATTTGGCCTCCAGCTTGTCGAGCAGCTCGGACAGCGATCCCTCCTGCAAGCTGGTGTAGTTGTCGGCGAACTTGTCGTTCTCGTTCGAGCCGTGGCCGCCCACGAGGCAGATGCCGATGCTGTGCGCGTTATGCCCGGAGACATGCGCGCCGATCTCTTCCTCCGGTCGGCCAGCGATGACGGTGCCGTCGCGGTCGATCAGGTAGTGGTAGCCGAAGCCCTTCCAGCCCCGCTGCCGGTGCCAGCGGTCGATCTCGTCTCGCTTGGCCTCCGCGCTTTGGTCCGACATCCAGTCCCGACGGGTCGCGGAGCAGTGAACAAAAATCTCGTTGATGGTCCTACTCATTTTCCCACCTTCGAAATCAGCGCTTTGATGTCGTCCCGGATTTCGGCCAGCATCTTGTTTGTGTCGTCACGAGCCTGCTTCGAAGCCTCCAAGTCCTCGCGACGTTGGTTCCATAGCCGCCGAATCTCCTTGGTATTGTCCATCGCCCTCGCCTCAAGACGGATCAGCCAGACAATCAGGGCGACAAAGCCCATCGCAACCGGCCAAAATTGCAGAACAGATTCCATCGTCTTATTCCCTGACCTAAACAGCCTCGACGGCGCTGAAGGAGATGCCGTAGGTGCAGACCTCGTTGATCGACCAGGCGGTGTTATTGTTGGCGAGCCGGAATACACCAGAAGTGTTCTCCAAGCGCACAGCGGCATTGTCGGCTGGGCTGCTCCGAAGATCGGGCCAGATGAAGATGCGGGCGTTTCCGTCTCCATCCGTAGTAACATCTTGCAAAACCTTGTAGAGCTGCGAAGACGCTCCGGTTCCGAGCTGTATCCAGTCCCCCGCTTTCAGCCAGCCGACAGTGTTTGGAGTGGCGTCGTCTACAGTCAGAGAATTTCCGGTCTGGCCGCTGCCATTCACGAGCACGATGCCGCGCGCTGATCCGCGCGGAAGCCTGTTCTTCGGATCACCCAAGAGGAAGGTCTTTTCGGGGCCGTTCAACGCAAGCAGAAAAGCGACGAGAGGTTCCATCGTTTCCCGGCGGAATGGCGGAATACTGATGTCAACAGACCAGCGCTGTCCCGGGAATCGCACAACCTGCTGCTTGAATGTGAATGGGCTTTCCGATCTTGTGACTGCGCTTTCGCCTCGGAAGCTGATCTGAGCGACGCGGATGCCATCCGGCAGGCTGAGTGGGTAGGACAGTCCGACAGTGATGATAATCGGAGATTGACGGCCAATCGTGAACGATACGCCAGGAACGGAAACCAGCGCACTCGTCGCAACCCCAGGCACATGAGCGAGAACAGTCGCATCTGCGGCTGGCACCGAAACTGAAGCACCTGTCGCGATAGCAGGAGCCAGAGCCGCGATATCAATATCGGCAGCAGGAACCCTCGTTGTGATTGCAAGGAAAATGACAGGAGAGAAAGAAGCAATCGCCACATCAGCGACTGGTGCAGCGACAGATGCACCCGTGTAGACGCTCGGGATGAAAACGCCGAACGACATATTAACAGCAGGACACGCAACTGAGACACCAGAGATGACTGCAGGGAGCGCCGCCGCAATGGAAACCGCAGCAGCCGGGACATCAACGGCCACGCCGCTTGCAGCAACACCGCCTGAAGCAAGCGGAAGGGCGGCTATGGGGCTAAAGCCGAGCATCGGTTACTCCTGTCCGTCTGTCCCGAGTTTAGCACGGTCAGGGCGGGGTGTCATATCCCGTGATGGGCCAGATTAGACCTGCATCGCAGCGCGGAAGATGTCGTCGATCTGGGTGTCGGTGAACCCGGCAGGCCCACCCAGTGCGTCGATCAGAGGGCTGGTGCGCTCGATGACCGTGGCATACTCCCACACGATGCTCGCCTCTGGGTCCGCGTCAGCGATAGCCTGCACCTGCGTCAGCAGGTCCATATGGTGCAGCGTCAAGCGCATCTGGGCAGGTGTGCAGCGCATGGCGGCACGTTCAGCGTCGAGGGCCTCTTCTGGGGTGGGGGTCGGCTCAGGTTGGATCACTAGGTCACCAGCCTCGACAGCCTCCACGATGGCCTGATAGTGGCGGTTGCCCGGCGCGATAGGCACGAACATTTCCACGCCGTCGATTGTGGCACGGATGCCGGAGGGTTCGTTGGTGAACACGTTTTTGGTGTATTGTGCCCCAGTGATGTTCATAGCTTACAACTCAGCGTCAAAGATTAAGGATGCAGTGTCGGTAGCGTCTTGGTAAAAATGTGCGCCATAGCTACTCGGAACCACTGCTGCAAAACCCGAACCCCCACCAGAAATAGTAGGTGCCTGCCGCATGGGCGTTGGGTAAGTAATGCCTGTGACCGCCGTGCTACTTATTAGTGCGGAAACATACCACGCTGTCTCAAAATAATACCTCTGACACAGCGCCAACTCATGCCCATAGCTGCGGAACTCGAAAGGCGTTGCGGTGTCGCCAGATTCGAGTTGGACAAGAGACAGGGTCCCAGTCCCAGACGTTTCGACCGTAGCATTCGTGCCGCCAGTCAGAGTGCCGGTCATCCCGCTATTGCCAGCAGAACCCCCACCAATTTTCATCTGCACGGTGCCAGTCCACGACAGGACATGCGTCCCGCTTTGCAAGCTCAGCCCCTCGATGACCTGCACGAGAGACCCGGCGCTGATCGTGATGGTCGTGACATTCACAGAGGTGGAAAAGGTGTAGGTGCAGCCCGCAGCCCCGGCCTTCCAGCGGTCGTGGCCATAATCCCCTGCACTGAGGGTGACGGTCCCGGACACAGCCCGCTGGTTGATACCGAAGTTGCCGTTGATGATCTTGTTGCGATTCGACAGGGAGCCAGCCGTGGCGATGGGGTTGCTGTTCACGCTCAGTCCGGCGAAAGACGGGCTGTCCGTGGTCGCCACGCCCTGATCCATGTCAACGGCGTTTTGCAGGTCGCCGGAAAGCGCGGTGATGAACACCACCGCGCTGCCGCTCAGGTTGATAGCGGCGTCGGAGTTGCTGCTCTCGATCACGGTCCGGGACAGGGTCGTCCCGCTCGCCGTGTAGGTGCCCGTCCCGACCTCCCACGCCGCGCCATCCTCGATGGCATAGGAGACAACCTGCCCATCCGTGACACCGCCAGCCGCGAACGTCTGGAATCCATCCACAGCGGCACCAAGAGTGATCGTCCCGGTGCCGGTGGTCGAGGTCGCGACTTTTACGCGGTTGGCGATGACAGGCATGGTCTACCCCTTATGCGACGGTGAAGGTGACGATGCCAGAAGCGTTCCACGAAACGATGAAGTCAGTCCCGTCACCTGCGGTCTGCGTGCCGTCGAAGTCAATATACGCCAAGGGCGGATCGTCTGCGTCGGTGTCGTTGTAGATCACGCCATAGGCCGCCGAGATCGTTCCGCCGGATCCGGTCCAAACCACATCGTCTGCGTCGAACTTCGCATCGTTCGTCGTCACAGTCGTAACTGCAACGTTGGACAGCGCTTGACCGCCAGCGGTGTAGCCGGTGCCGGTCGTCGCCTCGGTGCCTGCGGCATCGACAGCGGCCAGCGTGGTGTGGGCCGCGCTCGGGGTAAGCGCTGAATACAGCTTGAGCTTGTAAGTGTCGCCCGAGCCGTTGCTGCCTTCTGCGAATCGCTTCGCAGTGTGATTGTAAAGGGTGATCGTGACAGCCATCGGCCAGCTCCTGTTCTCGATCAGGCGAAGCACAGGCTTCGCGGACTGAATAGGGCAAAGCGCGGAAAGGCTTCCCGGCTCGCTTGCCGCGCATCATATCGCGTTCAGCGATTTCCGGCAAGGATGCTTACTTGACAGAGCGTTTTCTAGGCTGGATCGGATTCGTCCGGGACATAGGGTGCCGGTCCAGCGGCGAGGGCTGCGGCGTGGATGTCGCGACCGTGCTGCTCCACGTCATTCGGATCGGCGGTGAAGGGAATCCAGCCCAACTGCGGGTGCTCGATCTCGCAGTCGATGGTTCCGTGCTGGTTGTAGTGGATGTTTCTGATTTGCATTATGCGACCCTCAAGAACAGAGTTGTGGAAGGGTATCCTCTCGTAACCATATATCCCATGCAGCGCCAAGTTCCGGTGGTAACCCCAGCAACATCCACAATGCCTGAGTTTGTTACGTTTCCGTTACCCGCGACACCTGCATACCCTATACTGCTCCCCGCTATTAGGGTGCCCGGACCAATGGTTGTCGTGCTGTTCCCAAGCATGGCGTAGGTCCCAACTGCACCGATAGAAGACGAGGCGATGGCAGTGGTGACTGTTGCGGTAGTTACCTTCTGCCCCAGGCTATCAATCGCAGCCTTCACCTTTGCTGGCGTGACGACAGCTTCCGTGGTGTTTGTCCCGGCCTCCCACGTCGCTTGAGTCAGCGTTGGAAGGTTGTCCACCTCGAACTTGTTCGTGGACTGGTTCAAAGTGCCAATGGTGATCCACGCCGAATCCGCTTCATTCCGCATTTTAAGCAGGTTGTTCGCGGTGTCATACCACAGCATATTAGCATGAGTGGTGGATGGGGCAGTTGCTCCCGACGACAGAGAGGCAAGCGCTGCAAGAGCGTCGTTCAGGTCAGCCCGTAAGCTCGGAGATGCCTGATTCGCAATATCAAAGTCGTGCTGGCTCATCAGTCATACTCCACTAGGGCTTGCAGCCCGGTGATGGATGGCGTCACGCTCACCGAGGTTGATGTCAGGATAACGCGAAAGCGGAACGCCCGTCCATAATAGTCCCCAGCGCGGAAAAGCAGGTAATCCGACCACGTCGGAGACCCAGCCGGGTCGTCTTGAGTGATAGAGATATAGGCTTGAACGTTCGTGTCTGCGAACTCTGCCGCGCCAGTTGTGCTGTCAAACAGCCCAGGCAGCTCATCGAACAGACCGGGAAGATCATCGAACAGACCAGCCGAAGAATCAATGCGAAGAACCTCGGCCTCGACCCGGCTGCGCACCCGGCGAACCGATCCAGTGTCGATGTAGGTGCTGAAATCATACGTCGCAGTAGATGGCGCACTCGAAGTGTCGGTGATCCGCAAAGCGCTGGACACGACGGAGCATCCGGTCTTTGTGCCTCCGAACGTCGGGTCCTCGACTTGGGTGTCCGTGTTGGCGAAGGCTTGCAGGTTCTGAGCCGGGACCACCACGGAAGTGTAATTTGTAGATGCCACGCCGGACTTGTCCACAGCGCGAACGTGATAAGTTCCAGGCCGAGTAGGCACGGAAACTGCCGTCGCAGGACGAGGGACTTTGTCCACGGCGGTCGTTGCGTTCGCCCAAGATGCGCTCGCTTCTTCCACCGAGTGCCTGATCCGATAGTAAGACAGATCAAGATCAGGGACAGCCTGCCATTCAAGATGAATTGTCGCGCCATTCACCTCAGCAGTCAGCCCGGCCACATCGGAAGGCGGCTCAAGAAGGCCAGAAGCGACGACATCTAGGATCTGCGAGTATTCACCGCGAACGCCGAACGTGTTGATGGCGCGCGCCCGGAAGTCATAGTTGCCATCCTCCAGGTCCACAGCTTCGAAATTCCCAAGCTCTCCGGTCCCCAGATTGATCCAAGTGGAATCACTGCTCGCCTTGAACTGAGCCTCAACTTGCGACACCGCCTCGGGTCGATCAGATGAGGCCGTGAGCGTGATAATGTTGGTCAGCTTCTCGCGGATCACGACAGTTCGCGCGACGGCATCAAGGCCAACGTTTGGAACTTCGAACGGAGACAGGAGAGTGGTGTTGTCGCGCTCGTAAACCACCCCGTCATCGATCTCGTCGAAGACGCTCTCACTGATTTCGCGCAGGGTCATGCGCACTTGCAGGTCCAGACCGTCCGTAAGACCGAACGTCCAGCCGACGACCTCGAACTCCTTCTGAGACCAGCCGAACCGCGTCAGGCTCAACTGCACCACGTCTCCGACCTGAACCTGAAAGGCGCGAAGCCCGAAGGACGCGCCGACCGTAAGCTGTTGCCGGTTCCGTTCCAGCATGATCCGCGCGATCCGCCGCGCCTCGATACTGTTGTCAGTGAACGGCAGTTCGATGTCTGCGACACTCTCCTGGCCATTGTCCGCCGACAGGAACGCCGCGTTCGTGACCTCTGGATAATCCGTCAGCTGCCAGTCGGTTTCGTCGCCTCGGAAGGTGCCTCGAATGGTGTTGAAGTTGTCCCGACGCGAGTGCCGCGTGTTGACAAACACATTCGACCGAAGATCGTCCTCGGTGAACTCGATTGTCGGAGCGACCCAGTATCCCGGCTTCATCCGCCACTCGCCCTGCGCATACCAGAGCAGGCCGGACATGCTGGTGAGCAGATCGCCGATGATGTCGTCCGGCGTCTGTGCGGTAGTGAAATTCCCGTTGCAGGTATAGCGAGCGGTCCCTGCTATCGTGTCGGTCTGGTCGCACACGTTCGCGGCGGCACTCACGAGCGTGTCGTCGATGTTTGCAGCGGCTTCCCCGAGGCCATAGTCGCTCGTCAGGTAGTCCCGCAGGCACAAGGCTGGGTTGTCCGACCAAACCGTGGTCGCCGTTCGCGGATCGTAGACCTTTTTCCCCTTCACCGTGACGGTGACCTCCGGGACGCCGTTGGGGAACACATCCGCATCGAAGGTGTAGCGGATGTAAAGATAGGCGATGCCGCGCAGGCGGTGGTTCGCGGTCCAGTCAGTGACCTCGGCCACCAGATCGGGATCGGCGGCCTGATCGGACGCGCCTAGATGCTCCTTAATGCGGATGAAGCCGTTGTAGCGAGAACTGGTCGAACCGTCTGGCAATGTGATCTGCGTGACGTTCCCGCTGCCATCGACCCCAGTCACCCGTGCGTCGTTGATATAGATTTCGTCAAAGTCTTCGATCTCGTGCCCGGTGTAGGCGATCACCTGATGCAAAAACTTGTTGTTCGTGCCGGTCGTGCTGGTGAACACGATAGCCCCACCGACGCGGGCGCGTCCGTAGACAATCTGGTGGTCCAGAGCCGAGCCGCGCTGGTTGACAGTGTAGCCTCTTGGCTGGGTGCTGGGCAGCTTAGGCTTAGGTGCCAGCGCCCGCATCGCAGCGCCCAAGACCACCTGCGTCCCGATCCCGATGGCAAGCTGTGCCGCGATCCCGACAGTCCCGAATCCGAGAGTCGCCGCGACAGTTGCGCCCAGCGCTGCGATCGATGAGATAATGACCATCAGAGGGACTTTTCGAACTTGGTTTCCAACTGACAATACCCCATGCGCTCAAGGAACGCACCTATAGGATTTTTTGCCGAAGATGAGGCGAGGATGCGGAAGATGCCGTCTTCCTTCATGCAAGTCTCGACGAAGTGAAAGAGCTGATGCCCGGTCTTCCCGCGATACGGCTTCGCCACATAGACCGAATCCAAAACCGCGACGAGGCTCCCTTTGGTCGTCAGAGGCGACATCACAATGACCACGATGTAGCCAATCAAAGCTGAGCCTTCGCGCGCCGTGAAGAACCTTAACATTCCGACGGTTTCAAGCGCGGCGTATTGATCCCAGTCGATGCACAGGCCTTCGGTTGGGTGCCCGGATTCCTCCCACTCCAATGCTGCGAGCGGGGAAACCTCGTCCTCGCACAGCATCAGGCACTCCTGCCGAAACTCGATCATGTCGCCTTCCGTCCCCAGAGGATTTCCTTGTCCTGGAGCGCCTCCACGAAGTCGAGACCTTTGTCAGTGGGGTAGACCGACTTTTGGTAGCCAGATGAGAACCGGCGAACGCGCGTCCGTTCCAGATCAATCAGCTTGTTCTCGATTTTCATCTCGATGGTGGCGAACTCCGGCCCCTCGTCGATGTTCATCTCGTCCATGTAGCCCGTGAATAGCTGCGTCAGGCTGGAATAGGTCGCGCCACTGACCACGCCGAAGTAGATGGTGCAGACCCGACCCTGATACGGCTCCTGAAGGGCCAGGCTCAGAAGATCGGACGGGATGCCGCTCATGGTCAGGGTTGCCCCGCGCACGGCCATCTCGGATGTCTCTTCGATCGAAGATATGTTGAGAAGGTTCCCGGTTCCGGTGAAGACGTTCCCGTCAATGGTAGCCTCGCCGATCCCGGTCCAGACCCGGACAGGCTGGCTGTCGAACTCGAAGACGACAGCGAAGAAAGGCTGGATGACATCATCATCCAGAGCGTTCAGCAGGACGGATGTCAGATCGCGCGTTGCCATCAGCCAAAGGCCCCCTTCATAGCACCGCCTCGCCGCCTCTGATCCACGATCTGCTTCTGGGTCAGAGCGGCAATCTTCGGAGCCTCCTGAGCGATGATCCGTTTCACGCTGTCGTCACCGTTGGCGGAGAACTGGAACGTCTGATGGATCGTCACGCCGCCGTCGCCGCGCATGGCGTTCTGCGTCTGTGCCGCGCTGAGAACGCGCCCGGAGGTGCTGGGGACGAATAACTCGCGCCCATGCTCGCCGACCGTGTATGGCTGACCAGCCCGCACAGGGCCGCCGGATGCACGGCCACCAAGCGCGCCAAACAAACCGCCCATGATGCCGCCACCGCCAGCGGTGAAGCTGCCGACGAGACGCTGCACCACCAGCACCCGATATAGCTCACGGATGATGTCCGCAGCCATCGCCCGGAAGGCATCGCCAGCCGTCGCGGTTCCGTCGAGCATCCCCATGAAAGCGTTTTCCATGCTGCTCTCGACAGTCCCCATGACGCTGCGAAGCCCCTCGGCATCAAAGCCAAGCTGTTGCAACGCTGGGGAAGCCTCGATGATCCGCGTCAGCATGTCTTCGATGTTGTCGGTCGCGTCCTCGGCTGCATCAGCAACAGATCGCGTTGCGCCCGCGACACGCTCGACCTCTTCCACCACGTCGTCGCTGCTGTCGATGACGATCTCTTCCAGAGGCATCAACCCGCCACCGGATTCTGCCTCGTTCTGCGCCGCGATCAGCTTGTTCAGCTCCGCATTCACAGCTTGAAGCTGTTGCTGGTAGTTCTGGATCGCCGGGTTTGCGGAGGGATCGCCAGGCGCAAGCGCAGCCCGCTCCATCTGAACTCGAAGATCAGCCTGTTGCGCGATCAGGTCAGCGATCTGGCTTCCGACATCCTGCTCACCGGAAAAGGCGTCAAAAATGCCGTTGATCGCCCGAGAGATGCCAGCGATGCCTTCAGCCGCCGCCACCAAAAGCGGAGCGAGGTTGATTAGCGCTTTCGTCAGGTTGGCATCGATCACGCGAGACATCAGGCCGAGTTGATTCTCCGCATCCTCGGCCCCGCGAATTAGGTCTTCGTCGATCACAATGCCAAGATCGCGCGCCTGCTGCCGCATAGAATCAAGACCGTCAGAACCATCCCGCAGCATGTTGACGAGAGCCACGCCCTCGCTATCGAACAGGCGCATTGCGATCCGGTTTCGATCCGTCTGGACGCTCATGCCCTGCATTGCATCGGCGACGTCGTTCAGAACATCTTCGGTGCTGCGAGCGCGACCACCAGCACCGAACAGCTCGATGCCCATCTCTTCAAGCGCACCCTTTGCCTCGCCAGCGCCCTGACGCGCCTCTGCCAAACGCCGACCGAAGCGCTGCATCGCCATGTCGAGAGTGTTGGAACTGATGCCTGCGCTTTCGGCTGCGACCCGAAGCTCCTGAAGGGCATCAGTCGTCAGCCCCAGCTTGTCAGCCGTCTTGCCAAGTTGATCCAGTTCAGACACCACACGACGGGTCTGAGCAATCAGGACGGCAGCCGACAGAGCTGGAATGAAAGCCTTTGCCTGCAACGCCAGAGCGCCCCAGGCTTGCGAGGTCTTCCCTAGGCCCTGATTGGACTCACGGGAAAACCGCTCGACACGCCGCTGCGCCCGCTCCATCGCCCGCGTGAACTCGCGGTCGCGGGCGCTGAGGATCACATTAAGCTGTTCTGCGCTGATCGCCATCGACTGCCCTCACAAGCGCGCGATATTCCTCAGCGGACATCGCATCCTGCCCCGGCTTCTTCGGACTGTGCGCGCGTTGCCAGCCCTCGAAAACAAGCCAAGTATCTCGGGGCAACATATCACGGATTTCCTCAGGCCGTAAGCCGATGACGATCCCGTTCTGGATCATCCCTCGGACGTTGAGGCGCTCGGGGACCTTGCCCGTCTGGTCTTTTTTTTTGAGGCTTGGTCCATCGCGTCAGGCATGAAGGCAACGCCGATGATTGCCTGTGCCAACTGAAACATACGCAGCAGATCGTCAGGGCCACACGCCGACACGATCTTGTCGGCCTCCGCATCTTTCATCCCGCCGCCGACCAAGCCCAGCGCCACCAAGTCTCGCACCTCGGTGCTGGTCGGTTTCTTCCCGCGTCCGAAGATGCCGTCCCAGAACTCAAAGATGCCGCGATGCTTGTCCTCGAAACGCTCGATCTCGCGGTTCCGCAGGACGAAAGCGTATGAGGTGCCGCCGAGATACTCGACGACACCCCCGCGCGGCGCTTCAGCCGTGATAGCCATCAGGCAGCCGTAAACGTGACCGCGCCAGTGCTTTCCAGAGACAGCGAGTAGGTCACGCCGCCCTCGGTTTCGCCGCCGAACTCAACCGACGCGATGCGGAACGATCCAGCATAGGTGCCGAAGTCAGGGACGACGATCTGGAAGTTGCAGGCATTGTCCGCCGACATCGCAACGGTGTTCATCCGTGCCTCTGCCGTGCTGTCCTCAAAGAAGCCGTCGCCAGAGACAGAGACGTTTTTGAGACCAGCAAGGGTCTCGGTCCACAGCGCGCCGCCGGGCGTGGTGCAGTCCGGGGTGGTCACGTCAATCGACGAATTGTTAATCGTCAAAGACTTCGAATTCAGTCCGCACAGGTTCGAAAACGCCTCCGAAGCCTCACCGTCCCCGATCTTCACGAGCAGGGCGCGTCCAAGTTGTTTAGCCATGATCGGCCTCCATTAGTTGCGCTTGCCCACGGCGCGGGAGTTAGGCGGTTTCCTCAAGCATGGCTTGAAGAGCGATGACGGCAGTGTAGCCACGGCCCTCACCATCTCGGGTGACCGAGTAGGTCTGAAAAATCAGCTCGACGAGCGTGTGCCCCGTGACCGTCACAGAGTCCTCCTGGCGGTGCAGGGCAGCCTTGACCGCCTCCACGATCCGCACAGCCTCGACCCGGCCAGAGGCGCTGCGGGAATGCGCCTCAAGGGACAGGGAGACGAGCGAGCCTTCGGTGGTGTCCGTGTCGAACGCGCTCGGCTCGATGCCGCCGAACCGCAGATACGGAAACGTCACGTCCTGCGGCGGCTCATCATAGACGCGCGTCGAGACGAGCGACGTGATACCACTGTTGGCGACCAGCGCAGCGCGAATGCCCTTTTGCAGGGCCAGTGCGAAACCATCAGCCACCGCTCACCGCCTGCTTTGCAGCCTTCTTGATCGCTCTCTTGATGCTGTTGCGAAACCGCTTGCCCAGATGCGACTGCATGATCCACATGTAGGGAGCGGGTGCGGTGGTGCCGCGATTTCCCTTCTGCCGACCGAACTCTACAGCCCGAGCCTTCTTTTGCGCCGCAGCCGTATCGGGAGCAGCTTCGACAGAAGCCGTCAGCCCATCGGGGTTGTATTTCGTGAATATCCAGCCTCGCAGCTCGCCGCTGTCCACCGGGACAAGCTGACGAGCAAGCCGCGCACCGGCCTCGGTGTTCCGGCGGATCGTCTTCGCAACCTCGGCCCGCACCTCAACCGGCAGGTCCTTCAGTTGTCGGCCTAGGCGCTTGGCTCCCTCAACTCTCATGTCGCCACCCCGCGCTCAAGACGAACCTCGATCAGGGTCCCTTTCGCATCGACTTGGATCACGTCCTTGATGGCCCAAGTGAAGCCGCGCGCGACGACGCGATCCGCAGCCGTGATGGTCTCGGTGGTGCTGTCTTTTCTCACCCGCATGGTAGCGAGACCAACATCGGACAGCGCGCCGCCCTGAATGGCCTCCTTGCCGGTCCGCTCGCGCAGATCAGCCCAGCGAGTCGCAAGCGTGGCCCAGCCCGTGTAGACGTTGCCATAGTCATCCACAGCGCCCTCGGAGAGGCGCTGGAACTCGGCACGCTCACGGTAGAGGCCAGCCTTAACCATACCAGCACCGCCGGTGCATATCGACGAGCATGTCGAAGCCGTAGGGGATGTTGCTCAGCTCATCCATCGCGGTGTTCTCGCGGTTGTCATACCAGTGACCCACGAGAAGCATGAGCGCGTGACGAAGCGTGTCCGGGATGTCGGTCGTCGCCTCGCCGTAGCCGATGGTGTATTCGATGCGGATGGCGTCCGCCCGATCCTGCGTCACCGGCCAGTCGAAGCCCTCGGCAGGCTCGACGTAGGACGCGAATGAAGTCCCGGTCACATCGTAGTTGCTCAGGGTGTCCGTCTGTAGGTCGCCAGCCGTGTCGTAGTATTTTACCGCGTTGACCTGGATCACCGGACCGAGGATCAGCTTGACCGACTGAGGCGGGGTGCTGCTCACCCACTGGCCCCACTTCTGCGAGATCATCGCGTGGCCCAGCGCGCCCGTCACGTCCGTGTAAGCGACCGCCACCGCGATGAGACGGGTCAACAGAGTGTCGTCGTCGGTATGCTCGACGCGAAGCTGCGCCTTCACCTCGGCCAAGGTGATCGGCGTCGTAGCAGGCGCGTCGATCAGTTCCAGCGCGTCGTGACAGGCCAGCGGCTTCGCCATGACTTACTCGCCCTTCACCGCGCGGCGAGTGACCCGCTTCGGGGTGGCACGCTCGACGTTCGCACCGTCCACAGGCTCCGCGATGCCAGCCGCGATGAAGCGAACGGCCTCGGCCTCGTTGCAGTCGATCACGTCGCCCGAATTGTGGGAAAAATTGATGCCAGCCATCGAGGTCAGCAGTTTCACCTTCGGCATGGTCGCCTCCTTCAGATCGGCTTGAGAAAGCAGGGCGACACGCGCCGCCCTGCCTTAAGTCAGACCTTACGAGGCCGCAGTGATCAGGTGCTTGATCGCTGCGGTGTTGGTCAGAACACCGTCGAAGCGGATGTAGCCGAGGATGCCGAAGTCCGGGGCGAAACGCTCGCGCGCCACATAGAGCGACGGAGCGCCGACCTTGCGGACGTAGAACTTCGACATGTCACCGAAGAGGATGACCTTCTTGGCCGCGGCCAGCGAGTCCATCGCCTGGTTCACCACCACGTTGTAGCCCAGCAGGTTCTGCGGGATACCGGCCTGATAGTTGCCCATCTGCCAGAGGTAGTTTCCATTGCCATCCTTCAGCTTGCGAACAGCGGCGAGGGTGCTGTCGTTCATCATGATGGCGGTAGAAGGCGCGGTCCGGTAAGCCGGATCAACCGAGTGGATCAGGTCGATGATCTCGTCGGCAGTCACAGCGGCGGTCGCTGCTGCGGTCTTACCCGCTGCCGAGTTGGTCACGATGCCCTCGACATCCGAGGAACCCGAGCCGGTGGTCAGCTTGGAGTTCGCGATGCGACCCAGGCGCTCACCGATCAGCTCACCCAGCAGCGATTCCATGTTCAGCACGGAATCGGCGTTAAGTTCTGCCGACCAGCGAATCCACTCGCTGTCGAACGCGAACGCGCCCAGCGACTTCTGAGCGAAGGTCACGTCCTTGCCGCCGTCATCCGTCGGCTGGGTGCCTTCGGTGTGGGCTTCAGCAGTCACGCTCGTGTCGTCCACGGTCGGGATGTTGAACGGGTTGCCCGCAGCGGTGTTGATGACCGTGAAATACTGGTTCCCATACATGGGGCCAGTCGCGATCATCGCCTTCTCGATGAAGGTCGCCAGCTCGGTCGGGACGGTGAAGCCGCCTGCCGAGTTGGTGCCGCCAGTCTGAACGCGATATTCCTTCAGGACATTGCGCACTTCCTGATCGACGTAGCCTTCGCCGCCAGCAGCGATCATCTCCGCAAACGCGGCGCGGTAGTCGATCTTCTGGCCTTCGTCCACGGCACGAGCCGAGCCGACTTCGCCGACCGGACGACGCGACAGGTCCACGCTTTCAGCCGCACGCAGGGCAGCCTCGGCGCGCTCCAGGCGCTCCACCTTCGCGGCCAGCTTGTCATGCTCGGCCATCATCGCGTCAAACTCGCGCTCAATCTCAGTGGCGCGAGCTTCCGGCGTCTTGTCGGTCACTTCCGACAGCTTGGAGCGGGCCTCGGTGGCGATGTTCGCCATCTTCTCCCGCAGGTCTTTAACTTCAGCCATTGCGGCCTCCATCTAAGGGATCTGGTCTGTCTCACGACGATCAGTCCGAGCGCTTGCCCAAGGCGCGGGGCAGGGCCAACAGCGGGAGACCGCTGCTATTGGGTCAGCTTCGCCTTCATGCGCAAACGGCGCGCGGCTTGGCTTTTCTGTTGCTCATCGCGGTGCTTCTCCAGCGCGCGAAGTCCGATTTCGGTTCCGTCATAGGCGGGCGTCGTGACAATCGCCACGTCGAAGAGCTGCAAGTCCTCGATCATCCGCTTCGGCATGTCGCCGCTCTCGTCCCAAGTCTGACGGGTCGGCAGGAAGGCAAAGGACATCTTGTCCAGATCGCCGCGCTTCATCTTCGGGACAATCGCGCGAACGTCAGGGTCCGAAGGGTCAAGCTCGCTCTCGATGTAGAGGCCGCGCTCGTCTTGCGTCAGCTTGAGCGTCCCCGAGCGGGTGCGGGCCAGCGGGAGACCGTCGTGATTGATGAGAAGCACCACATCATCGCCGCGATCCAGCGCCGAGGTGAACGCGCCAGGCGCAATCGTCTCGGTGAAATAGCCGCCGATGTTGGTCTCCTGGTTGAAGACCGCAGCGTAGCCAGCAACCCGGATCGGGCCGTTGTCTTCCTGCCGCAACTCGACAGGCTCGCTCAGAGCGCGGATTTCAGCTTGAGCCATCTTCGGGGCCTCCAGTGCATGTTGCGAAGATACCACGAAGGACCGCCCTTCGTCTATCGGGGCCGCAGGTTCAAACAGGATCGGCTCGAAGTCGTTGGCGTCGAGCCACTCGCGCGCCTGTTCCTCGGTGAAGAAGTCCACCTTGAAGCGGATGGACTGAACCTGAGCCTCGCCGTCCTTGATCCCGTAGACGAAATCAACGCCCTGCCCGCCTTCGTTGTTCACGCGACGGAAGCTGTCGAACTGGTCAGGCTCTCGGATACGCGCCGCGTGTTCGCCCTCATAGGGACGGGTCTCGGCTCGGCCCTCGTCTTCCTGAGAAACGATCCGCGCTGCCCATGATTGGCCCGCGTCACCACCCCAAAGCGCCCAGGCTATGCGGCCTGCGCTTGGGTATCCGTCCTCACCGGGACGAAAGCCCTCGGCCTCCTTGTCCACCTCATGCCGCGCGAAATAGCTGTTCATGCGACGCACGGTGTCCATCGACAGATCGCGCTTGTTCGCAATGTCTCGCGCCCGCGCAACGCCGACCTCGGTGCCGCCGCGACCATACTCACGACGCCACTCAAGGCCGCGCTCGGCCTCGGCTGCCATCTCGTCAGTTGGAACCGGCATCTAGCGGAAGCTCCATTTGCATTGCAATCGGGACAGTCGCGCCCTGGATCATAAGCCGGTCGCCCTCGGGACGCGGTTGCAGGTTCTCGATGTCCCGCACCTCGTTCGGGGTCCGAATGCCGTTCTGGATAGATGCCGCGTGCGCTTCCATCCGGGTCTTGAAGTCGCCTCGCAGGAGACCATCCACGTTGAACTCGACGTAGTTCTTGCTGCCGCGCGGGAACAGCTTCAGGTTCAACTCGTGCTCGAACTGCTCGATCCACCGCTTGAGCGTGTGTTTCACGAAGTGAAGGTCTTGCTGTTCCGTGTTCGAGTAGGTGCCCTTCGACAGGTCCTGCAAGAAGATCGGGGGCAGGCTGTAGATGCGGGCGACCTGCTCGATGCTGAACCGCTGAAGCTCCAGAAGCTGCATCTTGTCCGGGGAGAACCCGACCGGCTTCAGTTCGTGACCCATCGGGATCGCCATAACCGGCTTGCCCTCGCGCGCCAGCTTAAGCGTGGTGTTCGCCACGTCGGTTGATGCGCGAGACGCAGCGGCACCGGACTGGAACGGACCTTGAAGCGTCATCGGAGGGATGCCGCCAGACTGGAACGCCTTGGACCCGTACTTGGTCGCCGCGATGGCAAGCCCGATGGCGTCCTTGTTCGTCATGATCGGACCACGGATGTCGAGGCCATTGGCCTTGAGCATGAACGTGATGTCGATCACCTCGTTCGCGGAATACTTCTGGCCCCGGTAGGTGTAGACCTTGACCAGCTTCCGGTCCTGATAGACGTGATCCACCCGCGTGTGATGCGGATCAAGCGGCCAGATGTTGACCACCTGACCCCCGCCGTTGCGCTCGATGTAGGAGACGCAGCGCCCGCCGGTGAACACCTGATCAAACAGATACTTCCGCCACTCGAAGGACGACATCTCGTCGTTTGCGATGTCGTGAAGGATGCGGGGAAGGTTGCCGGTCTCGACCCGCTCGCGCCCGTCCTTGGTCTTCCGGTAGACGTGCAGGGGAAGGCCAGCCAAGGTGCCGCTCAGGAAGTTGACCGCCGACCAGATCGCCGGGACGCCAAGCGCAGCGTCGATGGTGACGTTGATGCCGGATTCGGACATACCGCCGCCCCAGCCCATAACTTGCAGGAAGTCCTCCGCTGAAACGGGCGCACTGGGGTTTTCGAGATTGCGGGCCTCCGGCTTGCGGAGACGGTCGAAGATGCCCATCAGGTCAGGTCCACGCGCATGGTTTGCGCGGAATATAACCCATGACCGCTAGAATGTGAAGGCTTTGCACATTTCAGCTAAGACCGCCTCGCCCAGCCTTGCCTTGCCCCGCCACGCCGGGCCATGACCGCCTCACCGTGCCATGCCGTGCCATGCCACGCCTGATCTCGCCACGCCATGCCCCGACCGCCATGCCAGACCTCGCCACGCCCTGCCGCGCCTTGACCGCCTTTCCGAGCCTTGCCTAGACGCTCCAAACCCTACCACGACCGCCGGGCCATGCCTGACCGTGCCGTGCCGTGCCAAATCATTCCGGGCCACGACCGCCCAGCCTCGCCCCGCCCCGCCCCGCCAGACCGCGCCATGACCGCCTCACCTTGACCAGCGCTACCGCTCAAGCGGTTTGCGCCACGCTGCCGTCCTCAGACGACGCGATTTGTTCGATCGCCGACAGATCAACGCCAGCGGCCTCAAACACGCCACGATAGCGCGACAGCCATCCCCGGAGAGCGGACGCGCCCTGCCGCCGCAACTCGGCCATCTGATCCACGTCGGACGGGTCCACCGGCTGATACCCGCCGCCTGCCTTGCGTGCCGACATAGGCGAGACAAAAGCCGGATATTCCCGCGTCGTGATCTGAACCACACTCGCCTCGACCGTCTCCTGTTTCGCCACGATCCGCAGGCCAGATGCCATCCTTCTCGCCAGCCCGATCCGGTGCTGCCTTGCCGCCTCGGTGTCGCTCATCCCATAAAATGCCTCATACATCTCATGGTCAGGCTGACCGGCAAGCCAGTCCACAAACTCAGGCGCGACGAACATGTTGCGCCCGGTCTCGGCCAGATAGGCGTCAATGATCCGCTGCCGATCTTTCGCTTTGAAACTCATTCTGCTTCCTTTCGTTTCAGTTGATGGTGAACGCTAGACTTGCCGCGCCAATCCAGAACACGACACGACCGCCTCGCCATGCCATGCCCGGCCTTGCCTTGCCCGGCCCTGCCCCGCCCCGCCCCGACCGCCATGACCGCCTTGCCAGGCCACGCCTTGCCGCGCCACGCCTTGCCGTGCCTTGACCGCCTTGCCAGGCCGCGCCGTGCCGTGCCTGACCAGTCCATCCCGGACCACGACCGCCTCACCTTGACCGCGTGGGGCGACCGAAGCCGCCCCCGCCAATTCCATCACGCAGCCCGCCGCGCGCGCTCTTCCTCAAGAAGCTCCATCAACTCGATGGTCTCGTCATCTGCGAACTCAGGATCATCCAGCGCCGCCTGCTGAACGTCACGTCCCTCTGCCGTCACTTCATCCCAGTAGCCCTGCCAATCGCCGAGATCGTCGCCAGAGACTGCGAAGGTGCCATATGACCCGCGCCCCTTCTCCTGACGGAAGTCCCCGATCCCGACGATCACACCGGCGTTGCTGAGCAGAGAGACAATCGAGTGCACCGAAAGCGTCGGTTGGACGAAGGCGATGTCCACCTCTGCGCACCAGCGCGGGAGAAAAGCCCGCGTCCGAATGTCTGGCGTCTTATTCATGTCAGCCGACCGAACCACGTCCATCTTAAGCATAGGCTTGCCCCACATCTTGATCTTCTGTTCCGGCAGGAAGATCAGTCGCTGAACGCTGGACTTGGTCACGCCGGGAGTCTCCAGCGCAGCAGTCGCCATCGCGCCCTTCACGCCGGGAGCGGGAAATCCGAGCAAGGTCGGTCCGCCGGGGAGCCGATAGACACTGTCCCGAAACTCAACCTCGGGATCGTGCTTCAGTTCCTTCTTTTCGGCTGCGGTCTTCTTGCCCCCGCCGATCAGGAGGGAGCGCTTCGCCTTCGCGCTCATCGCGTTGAAATAGAAGGGCGTTGTGCCGATCAGCTTCAACGTGACCCGCCCCTGCTTCAGAGCATCGATGTGGAGTGTTCCGGCTTCTGCCTTTTTCACGGCCATGATGTTGCATCCTTGACTTGCGGACGCACGTCACCTGCTACACCATGCGGCAGATCAACCGTGCATCCCGGTTGGTTAGGGCGGATGTCTGAGGTTGCAGCCTCCATCCGCCCGAACACAAAAACACCAACACAGCTTTTCTGCAAGCCCTATTTTTCTGAAACAGTATTTTTCGCGCGACACATCACATCGCGAGCCGGAAGTCCGGGTCATCCCACGGAGACGCCGCAGGCGGGGCATCGTCGCTCGCCTCCGCACCGAGGGCCATCGCCAAGGCCACAAGGCCGTCGATCTTGCCGACAGACTTCGCTTTCGTCAGCTTGCGGTTGCCAGCCGGGTCGCGCTCAATCACCGCGTTCGCTGCGCACATGTTGAGCAGCGGGTTGCTGCCATGCCGCAGCTTGCGCTCGGCCACCAGCCGCTCCAGCTTGTCCACCGCCGGGGCCATGTCCTTGAAGCCCTGACCGAACGGGGCCATCGGGACGTTCGCGCCGATCATATCCAGCTCTCGCTGGAAGTCGTGAATGCGCCAGCGGTCATAGGCGACCATCTGCAAGCTGTATCGCTCCGCAGCCTCGGCCACATGCCGCGCCACAATGGCAGGGACGATCACCGGGCCGTCAATCAGCGTCAGGAACCCCTGATCCGCCCAGAGGTCATAAGGCACCTTCTCGGCCTTCGCCCTCTCCCGGATGCCATCCGCAGGCAGGAAGAACTGCGGCACGACGTGGTATCCGTCCTCGCTGGGGAAGACCATCACGAAGGCAGTCAGGTCGCGGCTCGCTGAAAGGTCGAGGCCAGCATAGCAGAGCGCGCCCGCCTCGATCTCAGGATCGGCACCGTTGGCTTCCCACTCGGTCCGGTTCAGGAAGGGCGTCGTGCCCTCGACCCTCTGATTGAGATACAGCCACCGGAAACTGGCCTCCTTCGCCGGGAGGCGCGCCGCCTGCTTTGCGAAGTCTTCCATGTCCGCCATCGATCGGAAGTGACCCAGCGCCGGGTTCGCCGCCTTCCACGCTGACTTGTCCAGCACCTCGCAGTCCTCGGGCGCGGTGTAGACGTGCGAGACAATCCGAGGGTCCTTCGCATTCTTCGCGTCATCCAGCCAGATCGAGAACAGATCACCGTCCGTTGCCGCCTGCGTGCTGATCGCGATCAACAGAGGATCGTCGTGCGCGCCCTGCGCTGTCTCGATAGCCTCCACGAAAGCGTCGGTCGGTCCTCGCACCTGGCCCACCTCGTCGAGGATAGCCAGCACTGGCGACAAGCCGTGTGCCGTGCCAGCTTCGGCGCTGATGGCCTTGTATTCAACATTCATGGGCAAGCCGATCAGGGACTTCTGAGACGGAACAACCTTGATGACCTTCGACAGAACAGGCGACAGTCGCACCATCTTCTCGGCCAGCTTGAACACCAGAGCCGCCTGGTCCCGGCTTCGCGCCCCGCTGATGATCTGGCTGTTCTGCCGCGCCTCCGGACCGACGATGTGTGCAAGCAAGATGCCAGCGATGAGCGCCGACTTCCCGTTCTTCCGTGCGACAGACAGATATGCTCGGCTGGTCCCCTTCGGGTTGTCGTAAATGTCGAGGATAAAGCGCCGCTGAAATTCCATCAGCTTCATGGACTGCCCGACCAGCTTGCCCTCAGGCACGGGACACAGCTTCTCGACGAAAGCGCATACCCTCTCTCCGCGTGTCACTGGGACCTCGACGGCATCGCAATAAGATCGGTCGAGGCGAGCATCCCGAGAACGTCCCGGTTCTTGCCAACCTCTTTCCCGGTCGCGTTGATCGTGCGCGGGTCGCTCGCCGTCTGGTTCAAAGACATCGAACGGATCACCGCAAGCTGCCGACGCTCCAAAGTATCAATCACGCTCAGAAGCGGATTCGGAATAGGCGTCTCGCGCTTGTTCTTCACTAGCACGCCGGTCCGGTCGAGCATCTCCTGATGCTTCCGAATGTCCGCCTCCATTCGCACGACCTTCGCGAGTAGAAGCAGGTCCATATCCCGCCAGTCCTCTCGCGCACGTGCGCGGGTGAACTGCTCCCAGATCACCATCTCTTCGTCGCTGCGAAGAATCACGCCGTCAGGCAAAGGCACAGACTCCACCGCGCCCTGAAAGCCCTCGACAGCCGCCGTCGTGCTGTTCTTGTCGC